CTATGACATAGAGATATCGAGGTCGCCTGCCGGGATACTTACTGGATCGCCAATGCCGCAACTCTCGTCTGTGATGTCGGCGTACTTGATCAGCTCGCCGGCGGTCGAGGCGCTCACGATAGCCATGTGGGCCACGCTCCAGACGGCGCTGGGCGTGGGGAAGGTTATCTCTGACGCATTGCTCAGGGCGCCGGAAGACACCGTAGTCCACGTGGGGCTTGAGCCGCCATTTGGGTTGACCTGGACACGGGCATAATTACCTCCAGAGACCTCCTTGGCGCTGATATCTGAATCGCTGTCGATGGGCGCAGATGTGCAAATCGCCACGTACGTGTTGGGTTTTGCAGTGCCACTGGTGACGTTGCGAAACGCGCGATCAAGAAGGCGGTTAGCCCAAATGGTCGATATGGCGCCGGCAACGAACTGGACCTGTATTTGGCCGCTAACGACGCGCGGGCTGCGACCTACAGAGCATATTTTACCGGCGGCGAACAGGCCGGTTGCCATGCAATTGCCGCCGCTGGCGGCGTCATAAACGGCCCAGTGGGTAATGGTGCCCCAACTAGTGGTGGTGACCGGGCCGAACGTGACGTCGGCATTTTGCGCCACGGCGCGCGAGGCAGCGGCCGCAAACGTGATCGCTTGCCGGCCGTACCCGTTGCCGGACGGTTCTCCGGATAGGCCGGCGTCCGTGACGCCGGTTCCGAGAGCCAAATAGACACTCGCGGGAGGCGTCCAGGATGCATTAAATATGTGGCCCAACAGCGCGGACTCAAGATAATCGGCGATAGATCCCGGCATAACGATCTCCTTTAAATAGATGCGATGGTCTGCATCGGTGTTTTCGATAAAATTTCGCGGAGCGGCGTCATATATAAAAGGTGGCGCCTGGCCGACACGGGGGAGACTACTCTGATGATGGACAAAGAGATCATAGATGGCGCCTGTATGTCTCCCAGGGAGGCGACAATCAGGTCCGCGTCCGGTGTCGCGCTGTGCAGCGCAATGGCCACCGTCACGGATATCAAAACATCCATTGACACGTCATCGGTGATGGTATCGCATGAAATCTGCGCGGAGAAGTCCCGCTGGACAGTCACGGCCGGATCTGGCGTGTGGCTGCTAACGATCATGGCTGCCGCCAGAACGAGCGCGACCTGTAGATTGATATCGGCCGTAAATGAACCAGATGCCGCATTCGCGGCCAGCGCGCGAAGCACAGATAACGCAACGTCAGGAGTTGATGCGGCGGATGGGATTGAAGCCGCCAGCAGCCTCGCGACCTGAAGGGCGGCATCGGCCGTCAGGCTTGCGGCCGGCATATGGGAAAGCAACGTGCGATTGACCGTTAGAGAAGCATCCGGCGTGGAACCTGCCACGGCAATAGCGGCCGTTAATAAATGCTGCGCCGCCGATGCCTGAAATAAAAGGTCAGACCAGATCGCCGCTTCCGCGGCATCCGTATCGCCCCACGCGATCGACGGCCGTAGGCTGTCCGGCCAACGCAGCCAGCTCGATCTAAATGGATACCCACCCTTGCCGGTGACTGCCATCGTTTACCCCTGCGTGACGATCATGTGCCCGACAATCGTCGGCCCGGTGGTTCCAGATGCCAGCCACACCAGCCACGGAACTGTATTGTCGTAGAGTCGTGGGAATCCGGCGGTAACGGCATCGATTGAATTACCGGTATTGATTATGGTCTGCTCAAGGCGCGCCAGGACCCGGAATGCTACCAGATGAACGACACCGGTAACATATGACGTACCCAAGGTAATTGACTGGATGGAACGGACGCCGGTATCTCCGGCGGCCAGCAGAAATGGGATGAACGACCCAGTTGCCGCGGTCGCCGGGAATGATGGAATTGTAGCCGTTTTACCGGATGTCCCGGCCTGATTGGTATAGCTCATCGTGGTATTGGCGATGGCTGAGGCGTTGGTGGTGGCCGTGCTCACCTCTATCGCCACCAAAACATTTTCTCCGTTGGTGGTCCCGTCTCGGTCCCTGGCTGGGTATTCCACAGAACCAACCGTCTGGGCGGTGGTAGTGGTGACGCTGATCCCCGAATTGTGCCACAGCCGATCGCATAGCAATAGGCAGCCTATTTGGCTGGACGAAAATTGCAATCGTGCCAGGTATGAATTGCCCGATCCGGGGTTTCTAAATGGTATCTGCCCGCCATAATATGTTAGCGCGGCGCCGGACATTCCGGGAGTAGGAACGGCTGCGGCGCCAGGACGGCCGGCCAAATAAAAGGATGATACGTGTATCCCTGCCGCCTCCATCGTACCGAACGTTTTTACGAAATCTTCCGGCGTCTGCATGCCCGCGATGATCCCGTCTATTGTTGTGATTGCCATAATCCCCCTTTACGGCGCCCAGACCGCGGCGCCATCGCGTTGAGCAGCTTGTTGCGCCCCGTTTGCTTGCCTTAAGCTTGCGGGGGCACCCAACACGCTGGTTGCCGTCTGGACGATAAGCCTGGGCCGCAATTCATTTTCGGCCTCAGCGCTGTGGAAAAACACATAACTCGATTGCGCTCCATTGACGGCATTAAACAGCATGCCGTAGTTGCTGGATGGCGCGGCAATCCACGCTTGGACCATGTCAGATACGTCCCACGATACCCACCCGCCGGCGCCCACCGCCACCGAGTCTTCGGCAGCGGCCACGTCTGCCTGGCCACCATTAGATGATGTCCACGCGTTCACCCCGTCGTATGTCAGCCACGTTGCAGCCGTGACCGTGGGGGAGTGGCCTGTGATTCGGTGCGCCGTAATCGTCAGCGGTGTCGTACCAGCTGCCGCCGCGACGTACATGTAATAGCGCGCGGCTACCACCGTGCCGGACAAGCTTGAAGTATCGTACTTGGCAATGATGGTGTTGGCGCTGGTATTGATCGGCCAAATATAGGTGTTGACGGTTTCGATGGTAGCAAAATTATCGTCTCCGCCTGCGCCGGAATTACAGTATGTGTCCTCGCCGGTGATGACGTCCGCCACGGTGTATCGGCTCAATACCGTTCCGGCGATAAAATCCGGAATGCTTGTGGTGCGTGTGACCGTCAGCGAATCGTATCCCCAATTACCGGATGCATCCCTGCACCCCACATAGACCACGTTGTCGCCGAGCACCAATGGGGAGACGATAGCCCCTGTACCGCCCACCGTACCGGTGCTATCGCTTGGCTGTGCGCCTATTCTCCATCGGCATTCCGTCACGCCGACGTTGTCCGAGCTGCTCCAATATACGGCTATGGATGACTCTACGGTTTCGGTTGGGTCGGCGGTGGTGATATTGACCACAGGGCTTTGGGCGTCCGGTGGTGGCGTTGGCGTCGGTGTTGGCGTGGGCGTCGGCGTGCCACCGCCACCCGGCTCTGCCGGCTCATTATCGCAAAGATCTCCCTCATCATGGACTACCGTTAAATTGTCATAATAGACAAGCCCATGCCCGGTCGTCGGATCCGGGCACCCGGATGACGCTCTGACGCTTATGAGCTGTTGGGTGCCCGTGTAATTTGAGGCCGGGGTCAAGATATCCGCATTCGTTGAATGGTAAATCGTAACATCGTCCACCTGGGCGTGAACCACTGACGGGCTGGCAATGCGCACATAAAACTCCATTTTGTGCCATTGGCCTTTTGTGAGGTAGTCGTGAGCGTAATAATCTGTCGGCGCTCCGGCAAATAGCGTAACAGCCCCCGTCCCCGTTCCACCAGCCCCGCCGCTATTGGTAGACCATACAAGTTGCATTTGCTCGGGGCCGGGGGTCGCGTCATCCTTCCAGATGAACTCCATGTTACCGTTACCGAGCACACTGCTTGCGATCTTCACCATCTTGATGTTCGGCGACGTCCCGCCCAGATCCTGGCAAAACTGATAGTCAGAATCGTAGAAGATCCAGAACCTCCAATAGATGCCTTCATCCAGGTATGTCTGCATGCTGGCCAGGTGGAGGGTCACATCGCCGATGACGTGATTGACCCCTATTGAATAGCCGGACGTGCCGCGCCGCTGGGTGGTACTGTACGGCACGTTGGTATTGTAGCCGTAAGTGTACACATAGATATTGAGCGGCGAGGAGTACGCCTGGTCGTCGAAGTTCTCGGTGACGAGCGTTGTGGCGGCGGATTCCAGACAAAGCGCCTGAAAAATAACAAAGACGAGAAATAGCCTATTGCGCATAGAACACCATCCCCAACGCCGCATTACGCTCGCTGATACCCCACACCACATTTTTTGTAACCGTTGCGCCGCTGCCATAGGCCTGGTAGTACGACACCCCGCGCATGGTTCCGACCTCGTGATATCCACCCTGCGTCATGCCCGTTGCCGGCGTGTCGAGGGTGGGGGTGGTGTCATGGCTAAAACCGCAGAGCAGCACAGAATTGTTTTGCGTCGTAATGTTGCCGGTAGATACCCCGACACTCGTACCACCAGCGGCAGCATGGTACCCAGCAGAGGTCGGCACGACCCACGCCCCACCAGATTTTGAGATGACAAACATGTGGATAGAGATGCCGCTGGTGGAAGTAGCAATTGTCCAGGTGTAGTCACCTGACTCTGACGAGGCCTCTTTATAGAACGACCGCCCCTCATGCAGGCCGTCAACCTGAACAACATCCACCTGGGTAAAACCAGGGCATGACACCGATGTTTGCACAGCCTCAAGGAGCACAAACGCGCCTATCATGCGGCCGTTCTGAATCCCCGTCGGCGCGGCTACCGTTACCTGCGTGACCGAACTGCCGGTATTGCCTGAATAGCTTACAAAGGCGGCTGCATAAGTGCCGCCGGCGGCGGAGATAACCAGCCCGTCGGCCCAAACACTGGCGCATATCAGAGATATCGCGATAAAACAGAGAAGCTTTTTCATGCTATTTTCAATCCACCGTAAAATCCACACAGACCATAGCGTCTGTATTGGTCCCCGAAACGCTCGTCGTGTGCCACTGAATCACGTCGTTTGCGTCAATACTTGCATTGCTCAACGTTCCATCGTCGGTGGCCTGGCTGCTGCTGGCCGTGATGTCCGTCGCGCCGTCAACGCCCGCGCAAGATGCCCCAGCGCTGTCGCATTCATCCAAATGGCCAACGATGTTCGTTGCCCCGCGCTGGACCACCCGCACCCGCCGTATGGTGATGGCGTGCGGGAATGAAGTGAGCATATGGTCGCTGCTCGATGTCATTGCCGCCCAGGTCTGGCAACGGGTCTGGTTTTCCGGCAAAGTCATATTTCTGTCGCCACGGATGGAGATCGTGCGCGGAGCAGAGAATGAGAAGTCAAACAATAGCGACCCGGTCCCGTCCCCGTCTGCAATCGGAACGGATTCGTCAATTTGCGAGACGATTTGAATGCCGTCTGTCAGGTTATAGACACCCACCCAGGTGCTGTCGGCCGCCCTGTAATACACCAGCCAGTCATCAGTCCCCTGTGATGCATCTATTTGCCAATTATTGCCGTCGGCGCACTCTGGTTGGCCGTTGCCTGGGCTTCCCGGGGCAGCCGATAAACACGGCAATGCCTTGGGGACATAATTGATTGCCGTAATGGTGTCGGGCACATCATTATCCACAAGTCCACGCATCGAGGCGACACCCGGCGCCCCTGACGTCGGTCCAGCCATTACCGTATTTGCACCGGCCGACGTAACAACATCCTGTTTTCCTGCCAGCGCCGCCGCCGCTGGATCAGATACCGGAAGATCGCGCAGCCGAAACCCCTTTGTGGTGCCGGACGGCGCCATCGAGGTATCGGATACATCCGTTCCAACCAGCACATCGTCTCCGCTCGGAGACGTCGCCACGATGTACTCGGTGATTTTTCCGGCGAACACGGTAGCGGCCACGGCAATGAATAGTACTACCACGCAGACAATCACACGCTTCATCGAGCCACCCCCTTATACATTACGACCGCACCCGACCAGATATATCTGCGCAAGGTTGCTGTTGTTAAAATTAGAACCCCAGCTAGCATCGAACCGCCGGCTTGCATCAACAGGCACACGGAATGTATTGGTTCCCACGAACCCGGCCCCCATACCGCCATCCGCCCCCACCACGAATGATCCGTATATCCTGCGAGTACGATTGGAGGTGGTAATCGCGCTGCCAGTTCTTCGGAATGACATCGAGCAGGTCCTGTTCGCTCCGGGCGTGTCAAGATAAGCGGTGCAATCCAAAATTCCGGATATTTCCACCCAATTGGATCCGGAAGGCACCAAATCAAGTGCCGTCCATGTATTGGTGGCACCAGACCCGGTAGGCCCGACACTTTCCCAGCCACCATTGCCTATGTTGGCGGCCAAGTTGAAGACGACGGCTGACATATCCGGCGCGCCATCGGCAGCGTTTACGAATATCGGTTGCGGGATATTACCGACGCTGCCCAGGCCAATCTGTGCCTTGGTCACAGCGTGCGGGTTATTCGTGAGGTTGGCGTGCGCGCCGATCAGCGCCTGAATGGCCGCAATCACCTGGGCGTCGTTCGCCGCGCTCAACGTCAGGCCGGCAGATGCAACGACAGCCACCAGCTCGCGCTGCACCGTGTTTAACCATTTACTCCACAACACCGTGGACAGCACACCCAGGGCAGAGTCTCCGTCGGTAAACTCGTTGGCTCCGGTGGCGTCTGGTGAGTCTATTTTATGCATTATTACCCTCCATATCCAAAAAGTACGGTCAGGTGGGCCGGGTTGACGGCCACGATGGCGCACTCCAAAAGCTCGTTGCCCCATATGCGCAGGCGGTCCCCGGCGCGGTTCTGGCCGGCGCGGAACCAGCGCACGGACACCTCCGGGGCGTTGATACGCCACACGGTCGGGTCGGCGCCCACGTTTTCGGTGATGGTGACGGTGTAGCCCAGCGATGCCGCCAGGCGAATGAAAAAGCCCGGCGTCTGGTCGCCGATGCCGGTTACACGGGCTAACAACACCGCGCGCCGCTCGCCCAGCGTGGCGAGCTGCCCGGTGCACGGATCTGGCAGGCCCCACACGGTTTCCCACTGCGCCAGCAGCTCTACGGTGCGTCCCGGGTCCATCTCGGCCAGCAAATCTTCCGCCCTTTCGTGGATGCGCGCGGCCTCGACGGCGATGCCTTCCAAAAACTTATGCAGGTTCGAGCCGATATCGCGGGTCCAGGCGCTCCCCGGAGGCAGCAACGATTTGAGCTGGTTTAAATATTTATCTATCAGGACCATGTAATCGTCCCCATGATGGCTATGGTGCCGTCGGCCACGGATATGTTGGCCGCGGGTGCCGTAAGCACATAATCGGTTTCGCCGGCGGCAACACTGATCGCTTCACGGATATGCGACAGGAGAATATCCCCGCCAGGCGACGAATCCCTGCGGATCATATCCGTAAGCTCGGCCTCGATGGCCTCGCGCACGGTGGCCGTGTTCGGGTTCGGCAAAATGGTGAAGTTGACCGCCTGAGTGGCCGGCGCATCCACCACCAGCGTCACATTGACGGCGCGGCCGACGATTTGACCGGTCACCGGATCGGTATGCTCTTCCAGGTAGTCTTCAACCGCGGCTATCTTGGGCGCATCCGGAACTATGCCGCCCACCTGCTCGTCGCACACAAAGAGCACCGTGACCGAACCGTCAGCCGGCGTATTCTCGTAGCACCACGCGCGGGTGACGCCCGTGATCTCCTTGGCCCATTTAATATAGATGGCCGCATTGGCGCCGCTGTAATAGGTGGCGGTGCGTTCCAGCACGCGCTGGCGATATAGATCGATCGCTTCGGCGTCTTGCCCTCCGGTCAACCCTCCGGCCGCCACCACGGCCGCGGCGTTGACCCCTGCGATGGGCGACACCAGCGCCAAGGCATCTGCCGCGTCGGCATTCCCGCCGCTGCCGGCCAAGACGGCTTGCACCGGCACGGTAGCGCTTCCCGATGCGATGGTGGCGCCGGCCGTTGCAACATACTCCACACCGTCGGCCCGCTGCCACAGCGTGCCGGCATCGATCACGGCATCGTTCGTGCCGGTGACGGTAAGGTTGCCGGCAGCCTTGCCCTCGGCCTTGCGGGTGACGCCCATCATGGCCCCATACCGCAACAACTGATCATCATCCTGGGTGTCCGGCAGGATCTGTCGGGCGGCCCAGTCCACATACCCATAGAGCCCGTGCGCCATGCCGGCCAGCACCCTTGCAAATACGGACGTTGCCTTGCGTCTCAGGGCGTTATAGGTGCCATCGAAGCGGCTGTTGATATCCGTCACCGTGCGGCTGATCAGCGTTTGCAGGTCTGGTCGGTCAAAAGCCATTATGACTCCTCTGTGATTGCGGCGCCGGATTCGTCCAGGATGGCGTCGCCGGATTCATCCAAAATGGCGCTTACCGGCGAGCCGCTGGCGCCGACGATGGCCCGGTAAACTACTTCCGCGCCGCTGGCCGACCGGATACGCACGGATAGCGCCAGCAGCCCGTCGATTGGGTTTTCGGCCGCAACCTCCACCAGCGTGGCCACGCCGTCGTCGAGCATCCATTGCAGCGCCTCGCGGGCATACGTTTCGGCCCGGCGCAGCACCGATGCCATTTGCTTGGACCGCGAAAGCAGCCAAAGCCGTGACCCGATCAAGTCCTCTTCTACCTGGGGATAGATATCGCCCCACCATCCGCGCCGGCCCTGGCCGCCGTCGGGCAGATCGTCATCTGCCTCGGCCAGACGGTCGGAAAACAGGCTGATGATCACCGCCGTGCGCATGCCGTCGTCGATGGCCGTGCCGCCGTCCCCGAAGTCCAGGTCGATGATGCCGTTCAAGTAGGTCAATGCTACGTCGGACATGGCTCACATCTGCTGATTGGGCACGTTGGTGACACTGCCGGTTTCGTTGTGCCGATGGTTGTTATAGGTGGACCGGATGCCGGCCATCGTGGTGCCGCCGGAACCCGCAAGATCCGTTATATTTCCGCCCGCCTGCACGGCCGCGCTGGCCGCCACAACGGGCGTTGTGATGGCGCACTGGGCCGATGCGTTGATCTGCATGGTGGCCGTGTTGATCTCGCACAGCGTCTCCGCGTTGATACGCATGGTCTGGGTGTTTACTTCCACTATGCGGCCGCGCCGCATGCGGATGGTGTCGCCCTCGTCGGTGTAGATCGCGACCTCTCCCTGGGATAGGGCCGTCACCCGGTAGCGCCGATCCCCGTCGGCAATCGTTACCAGGTGCTCGCGGCTGCCGCCGATGGAAAGCACAATTGCCTCCGCCCCGGGGTGCGGGTGCGACGTAAAACCGTAGTGCTGATAACGCTCGGCATCGCCAACCTCGCCGGACAATAACTGGAGCTGCACCGCCTGCTCGCGCAGGCCATCGGACACCAGACGAATGACCGCCCGCGACGCCAAAAGCCGCAACCTACGCGATAGGGGCGCTAAGGCCTTGGCGATCATGCGCTCCATCCGGCGGTCTCCTCTTCTTCGGCGATGGCGATGGCCGCGAATGCCTCCTTCGAGCATACTTCCAGTTCGGCACGCGTGCCGGCCTCGTCATGGGTCAACGTCACCGATGCAATCAGCATATCGCCATCTATCCCCAACCATTGGGACGCGACAGACACCAGCGTATTGGGCGCCCACACGCCGCCGGCATGGCCCCAGCCGGCCACGGAGATGGATGCCCGCCGCGATCTGCCGCGCCGCACGGCGGCCTCCCATATGGCGCGCTGCTTGAGCTTGGCCGTATCGGCCGGGCCTTCGGCCACCAGCACCAACGGCCGATACCGTGACACGTTCGGGTCATCGGCAACACCCACCGGGCTGGCATTCTGATCTGGCGTAGAGTCGTCAAATCCGCTGTCGCAGCCCTTGACCGTGTAACTGCCGTACCGGTCGCGCCAGGAGAAAAAGCCATATCCGGAAAGTATGTTTGCACCCTGTACGATACGTACCGGCGCCCGCGCCGGCCCAGGTCCGGTCAGCAGCAGACCGCCGGCCCCATCGGCCACCGGCAGCACGCCGCGAAATCGGCACGCCCGGTCAATGGCCTCGAAGGCCGATTCGCCCGGCTGGATGGCAAATGAGCGAAACCGAGCCCCGACATCCACCACCGCCGCCACCGCCACACCGAACGGTCGGCAAATCTCTGCAACGATCTGAAGCAGCGTTCGGTGCTCCCAGCGGCCCGGAGCATTTTCCGCGCTGCAATCCACCAGGTCGCCCGTCGCGTCACGCCCGGCAACCTGCACCTGGTGACTGCCGGCATCAAACTGCGGCAGCACATCATCCACATAGCCGGTGATGACCGGATGCCCGTCCACCGACACCGCGCATGCATCTCCCGGCGCGATGGGCCAGGGCGTGTCCTGACCGCGCCAACGCTCGGTCAGCGACAGGCTGAACTGCCCACACACCTGTTCGATGCCACGCTGGATGCGCACGCCAGTCCACCCACCATAATTTTGGCCGCCCACGGTGAGCACCACATCAGGCATTGAGCACCTCCAGCACGCGGCCGGATGGCACAAAACCAGGATGGCTGATGCGGTTGCGGGCAACGATATCGGCGTCCCTGGCGGCATCCCCGTATAGCCGATGGGCCAGGACCAGCGCCGGAACCTCCACGGCAGGCACGAAGGTGACGATGCGTGGCAACCCCGGCCTGCTGCCCAGATCCGCCACCACGGCGGCCCGCAAGTCCGTCAGGGCGTTATAAAGCCCGTCATCGGCCGTAAGCGATACCAGATCGAGCTGATCACAGACCGCCAGGCTGGCCGCGCTGGCGGCGTCCTGGCTGTCGTAGCCCGCGCGGCTGGCGGCGCCGGCGGCGGCAATCGATGCACCGGCGACAAACATGTCCGTCAACGCCGTCCGGTTGGATGCCTGCCGCGCCCGGCTGGCCGTAGTTAAAGGAATCGAACCGCCCGTGCCGGCGTATGACCAAAAGCTTGTCAGCGCCGAATAGGCCAACAGCGGCCGCTCAACGGCCGTCACGATATCGCCGAAGATCGTGGTCACGGAATTGGAAAGATCGATGGGATCGCGGATCAGCGATGCCGCGCTGGTCGAAATTGCCACGATATCGTGCATCAGCGCCGTGGACCCGGCCAGCTCCGGCAGCCCCACGATGCCCTTGTGAATGGTGGCAGACATCTGTTCCACCTGGGCTACGGCATCTTCAGAGATAAAGCTGGGGCCGATAAGGTTGAACCGCCCAAGCAACTGGTTTGCCAGCGATGCATTGGCCGCCAGGATCTTTTCGGTCACGATGCGCCGTCCATCCGCCGTGGCCGCCGGGTAGCGCGCTTCGCCACTCTCGATGAACGCAACCGAAAAGCGCGCCAGGCCCCCTTCGCGCGTGCTCTCCCTAGGCCCGGCCGCATGATAGACGCTCACGCGCAGTTCGCCCAGGGTGGGGTGGATCAATATCCCGGTGCCCGGGGCCTCCAGGGCCACCGCCAAGTTATCCCGGGCCGCCATGTAGTTCGGCCCGGCCACGATCAGCTCCAGCGACCAGATACGCGCCCGGCGACCCAGATCCTCGACATAGGGCAGATCCCGTCCCGGGTACTCGAACACCGCGATGCGCCGGCCCAGCTCGCCGTCGCTGTCGGCAAAGAGGAACTCGAT